CACAACATGCCGCTATATTGACCCGACTCAAGGAGATCATTCTTATGCTTGATAGCGTACTCTACCGGGAATAGGTTCTGGGACGAGCTTAAAAAACAGTCATCAATCGTAAAAGGATAGAACATGGTATGAGAGGTATAAGCTACCCTATCTTTCGTAGATAGCTTCTTCCGTTCCTCGTTAAGCTTATTGGTACTGGCTTCAAAATCCGTGGCATCAATCTTAATCTTATTAAGCTTCTTGTCGTCAGGCTTATCCAAATAATGACCTAACCCTATCGTTCTCTTGACACCGGAGTTAGCCATCTGACCGGGGATAAACATCGCCCATTTCCGTTCTTTCCATGTTTTCCCTTTCATGGCTCTCCGATTTAAAATATCCCAATCCATGACCAGAAGATTGTATGTATCAGGATCAGAGAACATCTCCTGAGCGTCCTTGGATAATTCCACCTCACCACCGGTACCAGCCAAGATCGGACTGAGACGCCAGCCGTAAGGAGTGTCGTATGACGGCATGGCGGCAGTGTACGGCTTTTTGATAGGTCCCTTACCTACCTCGTCGAAAATAGCCGTGGCGGGGGTCAGACCGGCAGTCTTCTGTGTGGATGTCTTCCTACCCATGTTGATGTTGGCTATGGATATTATGGCATGAACATCACGAACCCCGTTGGACATACGCTTGCCTAAGGTGACACCAGAACTCCAATCGGTCTTGGTCCTGTTAATCCTGAAAAAAGGATGCACATGATCAAGACCATACTCACAATACTCACCTATATTAGATAAATCGCTATCGCTGAAACCTACCACGGAATGACTAAGCCCGATCGTCATGGTAGCGTTCATCTGGAGAAGTGATGACATGATGGTCGTATTATGGGATACGACAAAATTGGTAGTAAGAAACTGATGAGATTTATTATCTACCTCAATACAAGTAGCCTTATACTTCCCGTAATAATCTATATCGGATATCATAAGTCTGTTATGGGTCTTGGATATATACATATCATCACCATCCATGACGCAATAATATCCCATAGACCAGAATATTCTTCTTACGAAGGATATAATATACTCACTTTTGTAAACAACCTTAAAACGATCATCGCCGGTGCTTATACCGCAAGCGATCTTCATGAACGAGCTTATAAATAACTCTTTCTGTTTTTTGGATGAATAAATGACATCATCCATCTCCTTCTTGCTTAGCTCAAAGATCCTGTCGGTAGCGCCACAAAGGAATGAGGCGGCCAGAGACCCCATGAGCTGGGGCGATATCAGCCACCGCCGCTCAGGGAAATCTACCGCCTCCCCAATATCTATAGTCATTTTGGAGAAGTCAGAATGGATGATACCAATAGTGCTCATAACCTTATAATCACCATGATACTTGACTTTCCACTGGTGCTGCCCGCAACACACCACGCTGCGACCGTCCTCAAAGGTCACTTTGTACGTATCAACGAATCCCTGAGGATATACGCCCACTATGGTAGTAAGATTCCCATCATCACCGTATATGATATCTCCTATATCGGCGAATCCTATTTTCTTGGAACCATAAGGAGTGTATATAAGCTCCGAGTCCAGAAGAGCCTTGCCAAAACGACGAGTACCAAACATCCCCAACCCCTTCTTCTCCATACGGGCACGTTGGTACATCTCGGCGAAAAACCATTCGTTGTCACGCAAACGACTGATCGCTGGCACACGTTCCCCGTTTGGAAGATCCTGGAATACGGGAAAGAAATTAACATGCCAATAAAGCCATGGAGGGATGAACGTACCATTGATAGTCACCCCGTACTTGACCTTATAAGCCTCTTCTTTAAAGAACTGCTTAACATCGTCATCCTGATCCTCCCAACCGAACAGATCGTTCCATACAGGGGGATTCTTCATGTTTACATAAAATTCTGGACTCGTGCTTAAACTCATTTCATAATATCCTTTAAAACAGACTCGATTCCACCAGAAACCTGACCCTTACGTTCCTTTTTCTGGACATTGCTGACACTCCTGTATACATCCATGATACCACTCTTCTCCATATACGAGTCATTCCAAGCATTAATCTTATCGATCAACTTGGATATGAAATCGAACGCCCTAGCCATATCCTCAGGCTTCTCCTTATCCCATGGATGCTTGGCGATATACGTTTTGGCGTCATCTACGGCCTTGGATATGACCTCAAGATTGTCATTGACCCGATCAACATCCTTACTCGTCGGCTTTCGTCTTACCTGTGGCATTGACCTTCATTTCCTTAAATTCGTTATACTGCTTCATAAGAAGCTCATAAGATTGAACAACACCTATCTTACTTACTTCCGTCACACTCATATCATGGAACATATCCTCAAGCTCCTTGTCAGCATATCTCAGACGTTCCTTGTCATCATAAAACACAAATCCAGACGTTCTGTCTTCCATAATGCTCTTTGCGGTAGACGCATATGTCGTATCGAAATCCAGATCCATACCGAAGCTGGTAGCCAACTGGATTATAAACATCAACCTAGAATTGACTTTCACAGCCTCTATATTCAACATCTGTATCTTATGAGTCATCTCATGAAGAGAGACGAAATCCTCCTCCTTTATCAACGATGATGATTTAAGGGCTATCTTCTTAGTCCTATCCTCAATCTCACTATAAAGACGCTTGCTCTCACGTTTTATAGCCATCCAATGTCTTATATGAGTATCTGCTTCTTCTTTAAGATAATCCCTGATCTCTTTCTTAATATCCTTATCCTCTTCCATTACGCGTTGTAATCGTTATTGTTTAACTCAATTTCATCACTAATACTTTGGTCTATAGACCTCAATAGATCTCTGGTACTAACATCCCGCAAGAAACGTACATTACCACCATTAGCCTTAGCAACTCTCCTTAAAGCGGAGTAAAGTATATCACCCAGCGAATATTCGGGTAACTCACGGCAACCGACTTCCATGACAATAAGGGCATGGATACGATCATCTATCTTACTTCTTACGGGACTTCTCATGGTATTTACTTATAAGCTTCCCCTATAATACGTAGCGGGAAATGTTTGAAATTACGTTCAGGATCATCCTTCGTATAACCCATAAGAGATAGATGTTTCTCAAAATGGCCTTCCGTATATTTTGAGGTATCTAATGTCATCCTAAATATAGTCCTATTCTCATTGTCAGGATGTTTGTTATATGATACATCTCCCATACATCCACATCCAAGATGATGCTCCTTGACATGGAAACCATCTTTATGGGTGATAAATAACACGATTTCTATCTTATCACCTATTTTCTGATCAAAAATATTTAGATAAAACTCGCTCTCGTCATCCGTAAGTCCTATATCAAATGCATCGTTAGGGCACTCGATATTAAAATCGTTATGATCGGCGGTTATGACCTCCATGGCGTTCCATTTGGCTTTCTCTCCTTCCACGAACTTCAACGGGCATACCTCGGTCTTCATCCAAGCCTTCTCCTTGATAAAACAACCACACAACGAACATGCCTGTCTTCCCATCAATCTTTGCAGCAATACCTTAGCTGGTAACTTAAAGAAAGCTATATTAGAAGAGTTCTTAGGACATTTCTTGCATAAATCAAGACGATTCTTGTACCACTCCGGATAATCCTTCTCATCCTTAGGAATCCTACCCAATAAACTGTCTTCCCAAGCTTGGGCTATCACTTGGGCTTTACCGATTGTTTGCATATTATTTCTTAAATTGTTTTTGTTGAAAATCCTGTAATTGTTCCCATGTCATTCCATACCGACATTGATACATGGCCTCATGGTTATCACGTATAAGAGGATCTCCGTTCTTCAACCCCTCCATATCCTCTATCGCCTTAATCTTCTTATCCAGACAATCAAGCTCAATAGGCATCCTTTCATCCGGATAACGATTACCTTCCTTGACAAATATCCGACGTATCTTATCACGTCTTACCCGCATCTCGCGAAGATTGCATATAACGTATCCGATAAACGGGATCCTGATAGATATATTATCGGTATATCTGGAGAGATGATGGATATAAGATACGGATGCTTTCATGCACCACTCTACCTGTTGTTTGGTAAACTTCCCATCAGATCTTCTTACCACCTCATCCACGATATCCCTATCGAATGAAATAAGATTCCTACCCATCAATATCCAATTTGTTTCTCTTGAACACAAACCCCATTACACGGGTATCATCACCCTCCCCGTCAAGAATAAAATAGTTACGTAAGCTTCTCATCTCAATAGACAGCTCACGGGTACGGAAGTTCCCGTTCTTCTTGTCCACCAGAAAACCCCCACGTTTAAGCTCGTTGTTCAGGACAGCGACGTAAGATTCCTTCTGTCCATAACAATCCATGTACTTAGCCCTGGTATCATCCGAGTATCCGTAGTTGATGTAGAAAGAAAGTAAGTTTATCGTTCTTTCTGTAATCAAGCTCTTACCCTTAGAATCCAGATAGCCGTTGTATATCCTTAAGAATTGCTGGATCATATCCAGTCTAGTATCATAAGGTAATGCGAATACGAAAGCTTTTCTCTGTTCCGGCATATGAAATTAGTTTTCAGCAAAACTACTTAAAAAAAATATCGTTGTCAAGAAATTATGCCATAATCAACATAATATATGCTGATTAACATGTATTTAAGAACATCCAAATAGGAAAAGGCGGTGGAAGTGGCGGAGGAAAGCCAGATAAGTCCACCGTAAGCCACGGCAATGAGGCCAGTGGAGCACAGACCATACATGCCTCCGAGCGGCGGTGGACAGCCCTATCCTGCCTCAAGGGACATGACCACCCCTTTTCCCTTTGGATTCCTTCTTGCTATGTTATGGGATATAAAGCCAAGGGGAAATGGGAGGCCTTAGGGCATGGGGCCTGCCGTAGAAGATACGGACGGCCGGAGCGTGAGCGACCGCACATGACCTCGCTTTTTCTTCTTTGGCTTTTGCTCCACCCGATCCCCCTACCGGGGTACCGGCTTCCGGTATAGGATACGGCTTCTACCAGGTTTAGCCTGCGGTATCCTGCCTGACGGCACCATACCTTGGCAGTGAAAAGCAATGTTTTATTAAATAGAGACTTTAAGTGGAGTACACAGGAACTCGACGCCAGGAGAGGTTCTGTGTACAGATAGAGATATTAGTAAGTAGTATATGTTTATAGAGTTAATTATATTTAATAAATATACCTATTAACGCGCGCGTAACAAGTAGGTTGAGAAAAACCATCGTTCACGCGCACAGCGTTTTACGGGCATCTCCTACCCTCCTTAAACAACAAATGGGCGACCTTCCCAGGCTACCCATCCATCCGAATAACTTGTTTCGTATTGATGAAACTCGTATATTCGCAACAAAGATAAAACTATGGAAACAAAGATAGTACTTTTACAGAAAATGAAATCAAATTTCGATAAGATTCTTACCGAAGCATATATTCCAAAAGATATACAAGCAAAAAAAGATGAGCTTGGATGCCTAAGGCTTCCGGCAGGATCACTTGTCTGCCCAGTAGATTACAAACCTGTAACTAATAAGGACGGGAAGAAGGTTACGGCCGTAAAATACTCGAACAAGAAAGATAATATAAGAGGTTCCGGTATGGTTATAGAAAAGAAGTGTAAGCAGGTAGTAGCCTATCTTACTATCATAAACGTCCAGAAGCATGTATTTTTAAGAAATAGGATGAGAGATGGTTACCGTGACCGTATCGAGATCAATACCGATGATTTTATAGATATCTTATCCGATGGCATAGCTTATTTCTGCTACAGACATGTTATAGAGAACTGCCATGAGGATATAGACTATCAGCTAAAGACGCTTAAGGCTTACGCAGAGGGCGAGATAAGAATAGCTTTATCTGATATCATGATCTACTCGTATAAGGCTAAGAAGAATGAGGATACGAAAGAAATATTCGTAGGTAAGAAAAGATCCGTATACAAATGTCTGGATAAGAATTTAAGCTCAGACGAAAGACGGAATATGGCTAACAAAAGCCGGAAACTTGATCGGGTAAGAATCCTTTCCAAGATAATATTCAGGGCCAGAACCAGAAACGTACATCATATATACAAAGTAACTAAAAGAAAGACAATTAAGTTCAATGTAGCATACCTTCTTAATGAGTTGAATAAGAATCTCATAGGCATAGGTATGCAAGAGATATCTCAATCCACTATATACAGATATATAAGCATGTTCTTAGACATGTGTAAGAAGAGTATATCCGATTTGTATGAAGAGGTGGTGAAGAACAATGGAGTGGTTAACACGAAAGACAATAACAATGTAACTATAGGGCATATAAGGGCATCATACAAAGGAAGCGTGCTGTATATTCTGATATCTACAGACTACATAATAAACGTGTTTTTAGGTAAAAAATCAGCTGAGATGAGCAAG